TTCTTTAAGCTGGCGAACCCATTTATCCATCGTGGATTTACCGACATTCATTGCCGTTGCAGCGGCGGCAACGGTGTAGTGCTGATCGAGTACAAGCTGGGCAGCTTCGAGGCGAAACTCGGGGCTAAAATTACGTCTGTTACGTCCGGTCATAATGTCACCTGTTTTGACTATGAGGCGATGATATCACCTCTATTCAGGTGGCCAGATTTAGTATTCCACTTCACAGCGGGCCACTGGCAGCGTTAAATGGTTGTGTTGATATGTTCGGGTGGGTGTCTTTTTGCCCTCTCTGAAGGCGCATAGAACCCCATCAGCTTTGATGCTGATTCGTTGCGGAATTCGAGGTTTCATTTTGTCCGGTAGGGAAGGGTTATTTTGTGGTTGGTGCCCAGCAGATTTTTTTGATGTCTGGGCGGCGTACGCGCTCAACAGCTTTTTCTTTCTCAAGCTTAATCAACCTTCTGCGTATGGCTATGCCAGTCATGCCTTTATAACCGGCACAGCGGAGAAGGTTTGCAACTGAGTCAGGGGTGGATCCGGTAGCGCTGAGCCGTTCGAGGATTTCGTTGTCGTCTGGCATTAAGAGCAAAGTTTAGCCTCCGGGGAATGGTAATAAAAAACCCCGCGAATGCGAGGTTGATTTTCCATAAAGCAGTTTTACTGGCGAGCAGCTTTATTAAGGTAGTCGGAAAGGAGGGCAGTTACGGTATCGAGGTTGCCCTCTTGCCCTTCAAGCTGATACTGCCACTTGTTTCCATGAAAAAGGTTATGCCTAAGACGCAAACAAACATTTAGAACGGCTTCAGCCTTATCCTTGCTTGAGGGATTGTCTTTTACAAGAGCATCATAAACCTTTTTCCTGTCTTTAGGTTTATCTGGGCACAAACTATCCAATCTGTAATCAGCATCGTGACTGGTTATATATCGTTTGTGGAAATAAACGAACCCAACGTTCACATCCATGCCATGCTCATCAATAAGAGTTTCTGCATACTGATGGGTTCTGCCAATTGAGCCATATCCCCCCATAAGTTTCTGCTCGGCTAAAGAGAAAACCAATGTAAAATTAACAATTGACTGTATAAGCTTTGGACTTAGGTCAACATCAATCCCTAATAATTTTCTAATAAACTCTGGATTATTTATCAATTAGTTATCCTCTTTCGGGTAAAGCGCTGGGCCAGGAAACTGACGGGACAGGACACGATAGTGCTGCAATTTCTCACGGAAATACTCACGAAGGCTTTCAGGCGGTTCAGCTTCAACTTGCATAGGTATTACTGGCATGCTCTTCGTTCCTTGTATGCCACGCCTGATGCCGCCAAATCTACGTTAACCTTCTCGCGCTCTTCTGGCGATTTGTCGCCTAAGTTGTATGACATAGCCAAATCCTACGTAAGGGTAAAATCATCATCGAAATCAGTGTAACCTCTTTCTACTCTCTTCATTTCGAAAATGAAATCTATCCCGTCCGAAAGCGAAGTAGGGCGTTCTAAGCCGAAGATAAAAGCGTCGTGATAGGTTCGGCCCAGCCAGTAACCTCCGCCGTACTCTTTGAGGCGCTGGAAGAATACCCAACCACCCTCTACAAAGTAGGGAAGCATTTCACCGCGATAGACGATTTGATAGCCGAGGTCTTTTGGGGACATGATGCACACCATAAAAATACTGTTTATGTATACAGTATAAATGCGGTGGCGTGAGAGTCAATTTTCGTTGTCTGGTGCTGCTGCCAGCCAATCCATCAATCACTTCCATAGTGTTTTCGCACTCGTTGATAGTCAGCTCCTTGTAACTACCGGTGTCCTGCAAGATTGTGTACGTCCTGCATAGGTCGATCATTCTTGATGCCGTGACAAGAACCTCAATTGGTACCAACTTGTAACAGCTACTTACAGGTTGAGCCAGCATTGCGGCGCGGCAGGCGTTAACCGCTTCGATAAGCTTTTCTGGCACGTTAAGAAACCTTCTGGTTGATGCACCATTAAGTATCCATTGATTTACTGCATTTTCTAAGTAAGCTTTTGGGTGTGTGCGGATAGGTCTAGGAAAACCATGTTTGATTTGATAATTGCACATTGTTTGTCTTGATGTTATGCCTGGTTTTTTCATGGCATCGGTTTCGGTTATTAATTTTATATTCATCATTATCACCACCCTTAACTATTCGGATTTTAATTATGACCATTGACATAAAAAGAGAGTTATCTGTAGTAACTATCAGTACAGTAGTTGTATATCTATCTGCATATTTTTATCAATATGGTGTACTTAACTATTTCAGCGCACCATCGGATTTCATTTCCGTTGATATAAATACATTGCTATTTTCTGCGGTTTTAGTTGCTCTCATTCTGTATTTTATTTTTGGCCCATCTCTTATTTATCATGACATTATAAAAGATGAGATAAGTACTGAAAGACAAAGGTGTGTCAACTTATTGGCTTTTTATATTTGTTTCTCTTCAATGTATTTCTTGGTTTTTTTTGGCCTTAAAAAGTTAAATGTTATTGTTGGCATGTTTGGTGATAAGGGTGAAATAATTGGGTTATTGTTGATGTCTTTGATTTGGAGTGCACTTTCCCTGATTTGCACTTATGTGTTTTTAAACTCAGCCAAGAGTATATTAAAAGGTCCATGGAAATTATCTAGATACTTTTTGGGCATGAATGTCAGCCCAATAATTCTACTTATAGCCTTTTCAGGAGGGGTTGGATATGCAAAAAAAGGGGTTGCTGATTATTATTATGGTGATGATGGTTACTTTTTGGTTACCGAAAGTGATAAAGGTATCTTAGTCGCAAAATGTGATATTGATAAAGGAGTTGCTTTCAAAAGATTGGAGCATTCTTTTTCTGATATAAAATTAAATAATGATAAGGTTAAGAAAGTTGAGATAAGGATATGCATCGAAAAATTCAGAAATAAGTAGTTGATTGAAATTATCCAATAAAAGTAAAGTTAATCATAATTTACTATCAACCCTTACCTTCCCAAGTGGAAAACAATGACATCGGCATTAAGATACACACTAATGTTTTTTGCAATAGAGGTATACGTTTGGGGTCATAGATAATTTTTTATTTAGTGCCGAGCATCTGGTCAGCAAAAATATCTGCAGCATCCTGAGTGGTTGAAAGTGAACACACACCAACTGCGGTGCGGTAAATTTCCTTGATAGTGTACCAATGAACGGTTATTTCTTCCTCAAACCCTCCGGCATCGGCACAATCATTACAGCCTTCGCCGCCACACTCATGGCATCTAACCGTTCGAGAAACTTTAAACTCGCCGGACAACGCGCCTTTTGCGCCGTTAGCTGCGGTTAATGTCAGTGGCATGAAGCAGTAGCCATCCGGCACTGCTGGCGCTGGCGGGGCGGTGTAAATCAATGAGCCAACATCTGGTAATGGGAGTCCCCGAAGGACGCCAATTCTATTGCCGCTGACCTCTGCGATATACCCCACCGGCTGCGCCTCCCGGTTAGCCAGTAGTTCGGCAGTCAGCGCCAGAATGGCTTTTGCGGCGATGTGCTCCGGGTCGTGCTCGGCAGTTTCTCCTGCTGTTATTTCGGCATTGTTACGCCATAGCTTGACCGTCTCAGTCGTTAGTGTATGTGTCATGCATCCGCCTTAACCTGCTGTTGAGTGAACGCTGGCGGGAAAGTCTAGCCACGCGTCAAAATTCGCACCTGCTTTAAGAACACACCCGCACCAGTCCCCAGAAGCCTGAATGTCCAAGAGGTGGTCTATTTCATCCTCCTTTGACCGGTCATAGACCGCCACCTGAGGATCGCCGATGGTGTAAAATCCCAGCCGCTTTGACGGGCAGCGGTTCAGCACCTCTTGCAGCTCGTCCAGCCATTTCTTTTCTGCTTTGGTTAGCTTTGCCATCTAGTCTTCCCCCTCAAGCAACGCTTCGCCTTTATCTGTCAGATGAATGAAGTGCGGATCATCTGCGAACCCAGAAAGGCCAGCGGCGAAAATAGAATGCATATGGGCATCAGCAGTTGGATAATGTGATTCACGTTCGTCACCGGTTATCTCGTCTACGTATTTCCCGTTGTATCCGCTTACCGACTCAAGCACCGTATAGAATTCTCCACCGGCTTTTTTGAAGGCTTTCACCCCTGATTCAATCTGTTTCCACGCCTTAAGCTGCGCCGGGGTTAGTTCAAGCAAGTCTTCTAAAGTCATCTACTCATCCCCCTCTACGGTGACGGTACAGGCTGATGCATCAGACGATTCTAAGTAGGCACGTTTCGCAGCCGTGAGAATTCCTGCCAGCAACGCACGCGCTCAGCCTTTACCAATTCCAGCTCAGAAAACAACGTTGCATAGTCACCGTGTGCCACGTAGCCGCCCTCCGGGGTTTCACGCATATAAGCGAGTTCATGAGAAATGCTCAGTGAAAAGTCAGGGTTATAGCGCTTGATCATCACTGGCCTCCTGGTCAGGGTTCTGTTGCCGGTACTCGTTGAGGATTTTGTTTATTTCCTCCTTGGTTCCCGGCAATAGCAGCAATACATCACCTTCTTGGCGTACCATCGGTGAGGCGTCATAAAGCAGTTCGCATAATCTGCGTGCGCGGGTGGCGCTGAATTGCGGAGCGATAAAGGACTTGGTGACCTTTTTTTTGCCTGCCTTCTTTGCTTTTTCGACATCACCGGCAAGCACTTTGCCCGCCGCTTCGCCGTGCTCTTTAACGCGGTCTACAGCAGCGTCAACAGCGACAGAACCCTCTCTAACAAGAGTCTGAACGTCGTGATTTGCTTGGCTGAAGGCCAGCAACTTATCGACTGTTGCGCGGCTCTTGCCAACCAAAGCGGATATTTCATCGGGGGAAAGGTTGAACCCAGCCAGCTCTTTTACGACAAGTGACTGCTCATAAGGGGATAGCGGTAGCTGGGTGTTGCTGTTCATGATGCGTGCTATGCGCTCTACATCATTCCCAGTGAACGGAATTATTTGTATGCGTTCTACCGGTTTTCCTGCGTCACGACAGCGGCTATAAGCACGGCGACGGCGGTGGCCTTCGACAACCCAAACACCACCCTCGTCACGAACTCTTACTTCAAGCGGTGGCACTGGTTTGCCGCTCATCAGATGCTGAAAGAGTTTTTCATCTTCAGCCAGGGTGTGTTCGTTCTCGACGCGCTTGTTAAAGCCTTCCTGAACGTGGATATCGTCCAGGTTCATAGTCATGCGCCCATCAGGACGTTTTATCGTGCCGTCCTTTGCCATCTGCTTAAATGAGTTAGCCATTTACTCAACCTCTCCGTGGATTGTGCTTTCGCTGTGGTGCTGTAGGCGACTGCTTGAAGGGTGGGTAATGGCATACGTCAGGATATACGCCGAACCGTCTTTAAAACCCGTCCAACGTGCGCAGGCGCTAACTATCTGGCCCTGAACATCCTTACTCCGGTGATCTGAGTAATTCACGATGGTGCCAATGTGGTAACGCGGTTCGCACAGGCTCGGCGGGAGAGGTTTCTTTTCCATGATTAACTCCAAACAGCGCCAGCAGTGAGCAGGCACAAAGTAAAAATAAGCAGGTAGAAGAGGTGCTTTCCGTGGTGACGTTTAGGGGCGAAATCACCCCCAGTCAGGTCGTGCTTGTGCTGAATGCGGGCGTTTAGACTCACCATACTGACCGCCAAACTTTCTTCTGAATGGCGCGGCGTTGAGGTGTTTGCTGGCGAGACTGATAAATCTGAGTGCAAAGTCCGTCTGCGCAGGCCAGTAATACCTCTGACTTTCTATAGCGTTGTATCACTGTTCTCTTAACGTCATTAGGTTGCAGAAATACGCCGCAGCATTCACAACGCACGGCGCTCAGATGCTCAGTTGCAGCGTTGGAAATAACAAAATCACTGGTTTCTCTAATGGTGCCGTCTGGTTGGGTATAACTGACCTGTCCGTTATTGCAGCGATTAAAGGTGATCACCTGATCGACAAACTTCAGGCGTGTACCGGCTGGTAGCGTCGCCAAACGCTCACTGCTAATGCGTGGAATAGGTGCCATAACATGTCCTCTCAATGAAATTTACATGGGTAAAGGCACTGCCTGAGTTGATGCACGCGCTCGGTTTCCCTACGGTTCCAGCACACTGGAGCGGGGCAGCGCCTTTATTGATGTAAAAAAATGCCCCAGTTCAGAGGCCAATGACTTCAGCGAGGGTGGTTTATGTGGCTTGTTCCGGCTTAATCTCGATCGCAGTCAAATTCGTTACTTCCCTCATGTTTTATTCCTTGATTTACAAGCGAGAAGGTTGCCAAAATGCAGCTCTTCCGCATGCATAAAGGGCTTATCTAATGCTGATAGATAAAAAGCTCCCATCGCCGATGTACCCGACAGTTGAGATGGGTAAGAGATCGAAGAGGAATCATTGGTTTGTAAGAGAAAAAGGGAGTGACCAACCAAGAGATCAGTCATGGTATGACTGGTGGAAGTCGCGCTCTCTAGGCGAAGGGAAAAATGGTCATATTCAGTGGCGGTCTACGTGTGTAGCTAGAAACGTCCCGGACCCATTCAGCCCACCGTCATCCTTTGAAGTCGATTTTAAAGCGCCTGATGGAATGATTTACCCACTTGAATTCACATTGGCACCTCACGGACCGAACAGATGAAGAGCTAGTGAATAAGCGGAAATACTAGGTCACCTGTTTCTTTATTCATCACGACACAACTATCATTCCAATAATAACCAGCGACCAGAAGACGGTGCAGACGACTAATACAACAAACCAAACCTTTGTGTTTGCGCTTTCCCCTGGCGTTAATGTCACATAGCGAATTGGGATTTACGTGTGGAAGTAATTTAATAAAAGTGAGATGATTTACATCCCTGAGCCGAATTATCGGCGAGACCGTTGAAAAGCGGACTTGAGGGAATAGTGATGAATGTATGGACTTACGTCATACTGGCATTACTGTTGCAGTCGGTTAATCCGTACTTTGCAATAGTTGCTTTTGGCTTCTACTTGTATCTGCTTACGCGTTAACTGATAAAGACCTCCAGCTTAGGCTGGGGGCACTTATGCATCTTGCCAAATACCCGTTTAGCCTGAATTATTTTGTATCCGTTGTGCGTCTCGTAGAAAACTTCCCGGCAGTTGCTGCAAAACAGAACTCTCTTTTCGTTAGCGTCAACACCCCAACCAACATGCTCGTTTATCGCTTTCATCGTGTTATCCCTCAGTGGTCTTAATGAAGCGCCCGCAGGACGCTTGATAAGTTCACTTCTCCCTAAAGAACGTTACAGATCGGTCCCTCTCGGGGTCTGTGGGTGATTACGTCGCTCACCCGATGCGTTTGCTTATTTGGCTTCCTGCCATTTCCCGGTAGTTTGGGGTGACGTTGTTGCTGTTGATGGATTGAGTTTAATAAACAATAAACTTAATCGTCAAGTAAACACTAAACATAAAGGCGTGGTTAATCGTTAACTAATTGAGAGTTTAGAGAATTTAGTTTTTGAAATTTACTTGAATGGCATGACTTGCCCGGGTACGAGGTGTATTTTTGGTGAAAATTGTACGGAGGCGACTATGGCATACCCAGATTCAGATCCGGTTTATGATGAGGCGTGCAGGATAGTGGGGCAGTCTTGTTTGATGTTGGCACAGAATGGCGACGAGATAAGCCGCGAACAGGTGGCATACCAGTTAAAGCGCATTCACTGGCAGGTCATGGAGGAAACAGGGGAGTCGAATTTACCTATTAAGCTGGCGATAGAGCAGTTAGAAGGAGGATTGTAGGCATAAAAAACCCGGCTCGGTGGCCGGGTCATTTAATGAAGTATTTTGACAAAACAGCAAGCAGAACCGCAATCACTAGCGCAGTGACAATCTTCCATGTCTGCCCGTTTAATTCTTTATGAAGATCTTCTTTGGTGCAGATGGTTGCCTTAATGACAGCGATGTCTGAACCCAAGGTAATAACCTTTTCTTCGAGTTTTTTTACTCTTTCTAGCATGTCATCACCTCCGCCATTGCTGTCACCATGTTTAACAGTATGGGGCTGTTCTGGTTGATTTTCAATTGGTGGTAGCTTGCGCTTAAACTCAAACACCTGGGCCATTAAGCTACATCCTTATGTTCAGCAACGATAAGGGAACAAGACTTTTTTTCAACCAACTCTTTTTCTTTGCCATCAGACTTATACCGAAAAAGCTCAAGAACAAACGTATATATTCCCGGCTTTTCTAACGCAACACCCCTCATGAACATTGACGATATAAGCGCTAGCTGGTTAGGGATAGGGATACCGTATAAAGGAACGTCCATGGTGCTCTTTTCGTTTTTATCTACTTTCAACACAGATTGACCATCGTAGAAAACATCAGCTGATGTCTCGTACATATGTTCATCAAAAAACAGTAACCCAGCAGTTATGTAGAAAGAATATAGTTTAGAGAAGTCAATATGATAAAGAATTAATGTTGGTTGATGCACTCCTGATGCTGCAGTCCCCTCTTGTATTAATGTGGGGTAAAGAAATGCAATTTTTTCCTGACGCTCTGACATGTTAAATCCTTTATATCTAAGAAATTAACCATGACGCTTAAAGGCCTGAGATTGGCTCAATAATACCCTGCCAATTACCTTCAGCTTATGCTCGTTCTCTTCAGTGATCACCCAGTCTGAGTACTGCGAGTTATCAGAATGAACGAGTAGGTGATCCGGCAACATCTGAAGTCTTTTCACGTGCAAATGGTTTTTGTACAGGAATACATAGATACCATCTCCGCTGAAGTAGTTTTTGCTCACATCAACAAAAATCGCATCACCAAGCTCAATTGTTCCGGCCATGCTGTCACCATCTACGGTGATCATCTTTACCTGTGACGCTTGCTTACCGCCGAACATCATCGACGCGTGCTCATCGGTATACTCAATCGAACGAATTGTCTGAACCACTTCGCTATTAATCACTCCTGGCCCAGCGCTTGCCTGCACGTCAAGAACTTCGATTCTGTAATTTGAGCTTTCCTGCTGTTCTAATCGGGCGTCGCTGACATCATCTAGAAATCCCGTAGGCATGCCATACGTTGATTCAAGGCGTCTTGCAGCCCTTTCACCAAAAGAAGCCTTACCTGTCATCAACTGTGATAGGTAGCTTTTTTCATTGGCTGGTAGCGTTTTATCTGCGAACCAAGCCTTCAGGCGCTCACGCCGATTCTCTGTCGTATTCATATTTCCATTCTGCGTAGTAGTTACTAAACAAGCAAATACTTGACGTTTAGTTTAGTGTTCAATAAACTTCATTTAACTTATGAGGTGACCTATGCAACTAAAGCAATACATCGACGAACTAGAACGGGGAGAGGCAAAGAAGCTTGCTGAGCGTTTATTCGTTTCCAGTTCCTATTTATCTCAGATGGCTTCTGGCCGGTGCTCCATTTCGCCTGCACGTTGCGTTGAGATCGAAACAGCAACAAACAGCAAGGTTACTCGGCGGGATCTTCGTCCAGATGATTGGCAAAAGATTTGGCCGGAGCTAACTGCTGCTTAACAAGGACAACTATCAATGGAAAACAATGCAATAGCACGAAAGTTAGAACCGCCAATTATCAACGCAGTTGAGATTGAGGGGGTGTTGCTCAACCGGCTTGCATCGGTAGGGCAAAAGGCTTACGCGGAGCACTTGGGTATCAGTGAATCGACGGCCAGCCGCCGCAAGGGGGAGGGGCATTTTGCATCAATGGCGAAAGAGTTGGCGTTCCTTGGCATTCAGGCCGCACCGCCAGAGGCCGTTCTTGTATCGCGTGATTATTTGGCGTCGGTCGAAACATTGGCTGATATCGGATTGAAAGCTGAACGCAGCCGACCGGGGCCGCTGGGATGGGACTAAATGGCTTGGGACACTTTTGTTTACGACAACATCAAGCGGCAACTGATGGCTGAGGGATTCAGCGAGGCAGTAGCTCAGGGGGGCAAATCATGGTGCTGATCACTATCGCCGTATGTCGCAGGCGAGCCGCAAGGGGTTGGCATTCGACGACTGTCTCACCCGCGCCAGGCAGTTTTCACTTGCGAGCTGTACGAAGGAAGAAAAGCCAGAGAAGGCGGGTAAGAAAGCAAAAAGCCGAGCAGTTGCAGCTGCGCGGCCTTCACTAATCTGATTTGGAGTTCTGCTATGAACACCCTTATTGTGATTGAAAAGACCGCCATTCGTCAAGATGCCGTTGGGCGTTACCTGTCTATCGTCTTGTTGGTGTTGAAGAAAGTATCGCTGACGCCGAACACACCCAAAAACGGGAGCATTACCAAAAACGGGATCGTTTAACTGCCGCAGGCAAGCAATTGAACACACCCAAAAACGGGAATATTACCGAAAACGGGATTGTTTCAGATAAGACACCCGATAACGGGATGATTAAAGAAGGCGAAACGATCCCGTTTTTGGAAGGTAACACACCCAAAAACGGGATCCGGAATCTACCAGGAATCTTAAACCCAAAAGAAAAACCCCCTATAGCCCCCCAGAGCGAACATCCCGCGGCGGACACATCGGGCATGGCTGGGGAAGTGCTGGATTTTTTGAATGAGAAAATCAACGGCAAGACACCGAAGCGCGTCAGCACCCTGTTAGAAATCACTGAGCGCCTGGCTGAAGGTAACACCGTGGACGAACTGAAGCTGGTGGCAGAACACCGCGCAAGCCTGCTGCTGAACAATCCAGCAATGGGGCACATGCTCAGCGCCAAGATGATTTTTGACCCGGTACGTTTTGGCGGATATCTGGCAGCGGCTAACACCTGGAATAACCAGCGCACTCGCAAAGCAGCAATGGCCGATGCAGTGGAGCAACAACGTCAGGATCCGCCTGCTGGTGATATCCCCGAGATAGATTTCGATGAGTCATTTGACCGCCTAATTCGTGATGCAGGTATGCCAGCGAACGCTGCAGAAAAACGCGCACAGCAGCAAGCTCGCAAAAACGGATTTGGCGATGTTGAAGAAGCCGGAGCGCGTCAGAAATGGCGTCCAATGTTAACCAGAGCCTACGCAATGACAGGAGCACAGGCATGAGAGCGATTGTCAAAGCAGCATTACAGCGTGATATGGGGATTGCACTGATCCCTGTAAGCGGTGATCTGGCATTACACATGACGGGCCGCGTTATGGTTTCAACGCTGCCGAAAGAGTTCAAGGATACACCAGAGGGCATTCTCCCAGCTGTAGAGCATGAGATAGCGAACGATCCGCGCCTGCAGTCATTCTTCCAGCATGAGCGTATAACGAATGCTTGCGGGGGCATCAACGCTATTGAGGCATGGGCTACTCAGTTCACGAAATGCCAGTACAAGAAGCATGAACATCCCCCGACAATTTTGGACACTGAGCGGTTAGGGAATTCAGCCGTTCGCATCTGCCCAGGTTGCTACAAGCGGGGAATTGGTTCTGAACGGATGGACATTCTCGCGGCCCGCAATGCTGCCCGCTGGGTTGTTGCTACGGCTAAACATCGCCTGAAATCTGAAGGCCAGTTGACTATCCCCGAGCTCATGCTGTGGGCCATGCTGTCAGGTGTGTTTGATCTGATCCCCGAAGATGTGGCGCGAACTGTTACCAACATTCCCGAGCCGAAAGTTATCACGGGAACCCGCAAAGAGTCCGATATGGACTGCATGCCATCGGTTAATGAAATTATCTCCAAGCAGGCTGTTAAGTGCTTCACCGTTGACCCTGAACCGCCGAAGGCGTTCATGTTGCGGCCTAAGCTGACTCGCGTTGAAGACAGCAAATATACCCGCTGGGTAAAGACTCAACCTTGTTGTGCATGCGGTGCACGGTCTGATGACCCTCATCACATCATCGGGCACGGACTGGGAGGGATGGGAACCAAGCCATGTGATTACCTGACAATCCCGTTGTGCCGTACCTGCCACCGCAACCTCCATGACAATCCAACAGCCTGGGAAGCGGAAAATGGTAGCCAAACGGACCTGTTCGCACAGTTCTTTGACTACTCGGTTGGTATGGGGGCTATCTCGTGAAGAAATACCTCATCACGCCAATTCCAAAGCCACGCCAAACGCAAAAAGACCGGTGGGCCAATCGCCCGCCAGTTCTCCGCTATCGGGCATTCTGCGACGAAGTGAGATTGCATCGCATATCACTGCCTGAGAGCGGTTATCACGTGACGTTTGTATTACCCATGCCAGATAGCTGGAGCAAGAAGAAACGCGCCGATATGGCCGGTAAGCCGCATCAGCAGAAGCCAGATAAAGACAACCTGGAAAAGGCGTTATTGGATGCCATTTTTGAGGACGACTGCCGGATCTGGGACGGTCGAGTAACAAAGGTTTGGGGCGAAGTAGGCCAAATAATTATCGGAGAAATAGCATGAGAATAGAGCACGCACTTTTAGCCAGTAGCCCAAAATCTCCTTCAATCATGAGCACCGCGCCTGATATTAAGCCTCAATCCAAAATGCTGATTGGCCAGGATGGCATACAGCAGGAACGGCGTGTTGTTCGAGCATCACAATACCAAGGTGGCGGGCAGGGTGGTTATACCGATGTCATGGTGGCGCTTGGGATTACTCAGTCCAGAGAAGGGCAAGGATTAAGCCTGCTATATGCAAAATTCAACAAGGACGCGGCAGAACGAGAGAAGGCAATCGAGAGACTTGCTCAGCACGCCATTAAACAGGCACCAAAGCTGGTGGGGAAGGCTGCTGGTAGACAAATGGCACGGTGCATGGTGCTGCTTTCAAAGCTGGCAGTTGATGACTTCTGCAGAACGGCAGACTTAGAACGAGCTCGCTGTAGATGCGGTGGCAGTGGCAAAACCTACGATATAGCAGCCACAAAGGCAGAAGGGCAAGTGATTGAGAAGACCTGCATTAGATGTCATGGGACAGGATTAAAGCCCACTACGACCGCGCCTGCTTACAAGGTTGTTAAAGGTTTGATACCTGATTTGAGCCAGCCTACATGGAGTAGAAACTGGCAGCGTTTTTATCTGATGCTGATCAGTAAGTGTTATCAGGATGCAGAAGCCGCAGAGAAGGCGCTTAGTAGAGTGACATCAGACTGACTTGATTGATGCATATGTCGACATTTTTATAAATTTTATCAACAAAATCTTGCATTATTGAATAATTTTGGCTAGACTTGGTCTTAATGATGGGATTTCAATGCCTACGGGCTGACAGATCACCACTACTACATAAAAATAACCCGCCTCCGTGCGGGTTTTTTATGTGGTTTTGCTATGCGAAATTATGGCTTCAAAGGCGCTATAGCATCCGAAACAGAAAAAAAGTAAAGCCGCGAATCCGGTTAATATAGCCAAAATGTTAAATATGTTCCCAGCCATTTGCCACTTATAATTTTTATCGTTTTCATCATCATCTACGTTTGAAAAACAATACTGAGCAATATAGGTAATTCCAGTACAAAACGCGGCAAGGAAAACACCAGAGCAAAAAAATAGAATGCCATATGCAATCTCTGTGATTGTTCCTACATTCGGGTTTTTATTCCAGATATTACCCACGAATGCAAGCAACGCGACAGCAGCGCCGCCATTGATGATCATGCCGGATTTAGCCGCATTGGCCCCAGCTGCGTTAACGCTACGGAAAGACTCAAAATTTGCGTTAGCTACTAACTTAAATCGTTCTATTTGTAACTGATGTGTTGCTTTCAAAATCTCGAGCATTTCTTCGTGAGATTGCTGTTCGTTGCCTTTTAAATCATTCAAGTAATCTATTAGTTTTTCAGTATCTATAGACTCGCCTCCATCGTCTTTTATAGACCGAACATCCTCAATGATTTTACCGATAGGGTTATTCATATCTAAACGCCATTTAGTGTGTAATTCCCAAATTCTATAACAAACACCCACCTCTGACCTAGAGGACTATCTATAACCCGGAGATCGGGCTAAGCCCCGACAGGGGGAGGACATGAAAATGCCATTTAACCCGCACAATCTCCCTGACCTCGGGGAAATTCTACAAGCATGGTGGAGAGGGGAGACACCAATAGGTGCAGTTCTTCTTGCCATTGTTACTGCGGTTCTTCGCGCTGCCTATACGGGCGGTGGTTGGAAAAAGACGCTACTGGAAGGCCTGCTATGCGGTGCTTTGACACTGGCTATAGTCTCTGCACTTGAGTATTTCGATCTTCCACGGTCGCTTTCAATTGCCGTGGGCGGCGGTGTTGGCTTTGTTGGCGTCGAGCAATTCCGAGTGTTCTTCCTAAATTTCATTGGAAATAGGTTCGGTGGAGGCAATCAGAATGCAGATAAGCAATAAAGGCATCGAACTGATTAAGCGCTTCGAAGGGTTAGAGCTGAAAGCCTACCCGGACTCTGTAGGCGTCTGGACTATCGGCTATGGCTGGACTCAGCCGGTAGACGGCAAGAAGATTGGCCCCGGCATGGTTATTGACCAGGCTACAGCCGATCGGTTGCTGAAGTGTGGCGTGGTTCAGTATGAACAGGGTGTTAATCAGCTGGTAAAGGTAAAAATCACACAGGGCCAGTTCGATGCGCTGGTGAGCTTTGCATACAACCTCGGTTTGCGGTCACTGAGCACTTCAACGCTGCTTAGAAAACTGAATGCAGGTGACAAGCAGGGTGCTGCTAATGAGTTCGGTAAATGGGTAAATGCTGGTGGCGTAAAGTTGGCTGGTCTTGTAAAGCGCCGAGCGGCAGAGCGTGAGCTTTTTCTGTCATGAGTGGCTGGTTGGTTAAATTATCAGGCGCAGGCATGTTTCTCCTGCTGGTGGTATCAATCTGCCTGGGTGGTTACAGCTCGTTGTTGTCGCACCGGCTGGAATTGGCCAGAAAACAGGTGGGCGAGCAGGAAAAGACGCTGGCGCAGCAGTCAGGACTAATCTCAACTCTGCAAGAACAAGACCGGCAAAACAGAGTGTTAGCGGCTGAGCAGCAGAGAAGAGAGCAGCAACTACGCCAGCAAGGGGAAACGTACCAGAGGAAATTACGCGATGCACTTAAAAGCGATAAATGTGGCAATAGTCCTATGCCTGCCGCTGTTATTGACCTCCTGCAGCAAAACACCGGCACCGTCGCAACAGGTAGTGCTGTTACCCCCTGAAACTGTATTCACCCCATGTGGGCAGCCTCAACTGTTCGGGGACACTTGGGGCGATGCACTCAGTTATACTCTGAAGTTGCAAACCGCACTTCAAATCTGTGCAGACCAGGTGAGCACACTTAACCAATGGCGACCATTACCACCAAGAAAGGATAGATAATGTTCAAATATGAAGTAGGTCAGAGTGTAAAAACAGACGACGGCAAGGGTGCTGAGGTTCTTGATCAGATGGATAGTGCAACATGTGCTATGTACTGCATCAGCCAAGACTCACCGGCTGGGGTCGTTGAGTTATGGGTAAGCGAAAGCGATTTGACTGCGGCTAACTAGTTTTTTTACCCCCTTCCTGAGGGCATAAGTAAAGCCACCTGCTTGCTATCCGTGCTGATTGTTTATTACCATAAAATCATGAACCATCATGATTTTATGGTATAAGAACGTCTTGGAAAAGTTAGAATAGGTTATATGACTTTTTCAGGTCATCTTTTAATGCCAACTTCACTTCTTTGTATGTGTTACCCAACGCAGAACCTTTCCCAGATTGATTAATTTGAGCTCGGGGACCATAAAATAGAATGGCAAAGGTATGTGAAATCTCGCTGTCTATACCAGCCTTGTCGGCCCAAAGGTTAGGGTTGCGATTTTCGTCAGTAACTACATCAAAAACCAACCCAACCAAATCGGCTAAATTACGAGCATTAAATTCATTGTTTTCAGAAAGCTCTTGCCCTAACAAGTAATCAACAGCAGGCAATCTGGTTCCTGAGTCCTTCATCCCCACAATGTAGCGTTGATAAACGATACCAATCATAAGAATGATACCATTCTGTGTTGGGTTAATACCGTTTCTATATGACCTATCATCACTTCTATATACATTTTCACAAAATTCTAAGAGTTTCATTGTGATTTCCAGAGGAAAATTGATGGTTTCTACCGAGAAGGAAGAAATGCTTCCTTTCGAGTGCTTCGCTGATATGACAACTATGCTATGTCATACAAATTCATAGTATCGGCTATCAACAAATAAAGTTTAATGAATAGGAATAAAAGCACCAAAAAAATTGGGGTGTATCCTAGTCAGAATGTTGAGCGGTATTAACTCTTGTCTCCAGCTAAATGATTTTCCCATCCATTTTAACAATCGCTCTTGCAGTGCTGTTGGGAACTACTATCTCAACCTTTTTTCCTGATTCTGTCATCACGGTAACAGTTAAAGAAGTGGGTGGGGCACCAGTGTCATCCCCAGTGAATCCAATGACGACATCGGATGATGTTTTATCACTATCTATAATGGGCATTAAGTCACCATTGATCAGCCCTGCATGCATTGAAAAATTACCCATTTTTGCTCACCTTACTCATAGAGAAAATAAATGGCACTCACCGGCAAACAAGACATGTTCTGTCGCGAGTACCTCATCGATTTGAACGCCGCGCAAGCGGCCATTCGGGCGGGGTACAGCGCAAACACCGCCCGTAAAATTGGTAGCGAGAACCTCACAAAACCAGACATCCAAAAAAGAATCGCCGAACTCAAATTACGACGCAATGAGCAGGTTAACATTGATGCAGCTTATGTTTTGCGACGCTTGGTTGAAATCGATCAGATGGATGTATTGGACATTCTGAAAGATGACGGCGGCCTCAAGGCGATAAGTGAATGGCCTAAGGTGTGGCGTACAACGCTAAGCGGATTCGACATAAATACTTCAATCACTAATTTTGACGAAACCACCATTGAGAGCATCCTCAAAAAAGTAAAATGGCCGGATAAGGTCAAGAATCTCGAACTGCTCGGCAAGCATATATCCGTCATGGCATTCAAAGAGAACATTGAGCAATCAGGCTCTGTAACACACAATATCATGCCAGTCCCGACATGCAGCAGCGCTGAAGAATGGGAGGCAGTCGCACAGCAACAGCAGAGCGAGGTATTAGGCAAATGAGCTACAACTTAGTTTGGAAGCCTTTGCCGGGCTCGCAGTCTCTTTCGTTGAGCTGTCCATGTGATGAGATATTGTTTGAGGGCACTCGCGGTCCCGGCAAGACAGCGGCCCAATTGGCTCGCTTTCGTCGCAAGGTGGGGTTAGGGTATGGCACATTTTGGCGTGGAGTCATTTTTGACACTGAGTACAAGAACCTTGCCGATATCATCACCCAGTCAAAGCGTATGTACCGCCTTTTTGGTGACGGCGCGCGTTTCCTTAACTCGGCATCAGAACTTCGCTGGGTTTGGCCTACGGGTGAAGAGTTACTGTTTCGCTTTGGCAAAGAAGAGAATGATTACTGGGACTATCACGGTCAGGAATTCCCTTTCATTGGCTTCAACGAACTGACAAAGCAACCTAATGCTGATTTCTACGAATCGATGTTCTCATGTCGGCGTTCCTCATTTAGGCCGCAGGATTATCCGCTTGAAAATGGCAAGCTACTACCTAGTATCCCTCTAGAAATATTTAACACGACAAATCCATTTGGCATCGGCCACACATGGGTTAAGAAGCGATTCATTGAGCCTGCGCCTCGTGGAACTGTACAGCGCGCAAAACAGTTGGTGTTTAACCCTCAGACTAAGCAAGAAGAGGAAATCACACTAACCCGCGTTGCGCTCCATGGTTCGTATAAAGAGAACCCGTATCTCGACCCAGTTTATATTGCTGGGCTTATGAACATTAAAGACCCCAACAAACGTAAAGCTTGGGTTGAGGGTTCATGGGATGTGACCAGCGGCGGCAGGTTTGACCATCTTTGGAATGAAACGCTGCACGTTATCAAGCCATTCACTATTCCTGAAAGTTGGACGGTGGACCGCTCGCATGACTGGGGGGAGTCGAAGCCGTTTTCTAATCTGTGGTGGGCGAAGGCAGACGGAACAGAAGCGTTGCTACCAGATGGTTCCAATTTCTGCCCGCCTGCCGGGTCGCTCATCCTGATTGGTGAGTGGTACGGTTGCCCGGCTGATGAGTTAAACAAAGGTCTGAACATGTCATCGACTAACGTAGCGAAAGGCGTCGCGTGGTTAGATAAACGTCTTGTTGGCGAAGAGGTGGATGAGCCAGAAGAAACTAAGGGACAAGGGCAGATGCATATCATGCCTGGTATCTGTTCAAAAGTTATCCCCGGCCCAGCTGATAGCGCCATTTACAACACTGCTGACAACGAGCTCTCTATCGGACAGAAAATGGAGAAGCAGGGCGTTAAGTGGCTTGAGTCTAATAAGAAGCCTGGTTCACGAATCAATGGCGCATCGATATTTGCTGACATGCTGGAAGCAGTCATTGAAGGCAAAAAGACAGAATCAGGTGTACCTGAAAAGCCAGCTATCTACGTATTCGACTATTGCCGTGGCTGGATAAGCCGTGTCCCCGTATTAGTCCGTGATGAAAAGAACCCTGATGATGTTGATACCACTCAGGAAGATCACGACTGGGATGCTACCCGTTACCGCGTTCTGCATTCACCTAAACAAATAGGCGCAGTATTCTTCTAAGGAGCTATCAGTGAGTGAACAAAATAACGAGGCGTTATTCCTCGTCAATGCCCTTGCTGATGCTATGGGGCGGCAGCGGGCGCTGTATGCCGCTCAGTTTAATGGCAATACGAAGCGAACCAAATTATGGGACGAATTCGGGTACCCGGACACCGTAAGCTTTGACATGCTATACCGAGCTTACCGACGCAATTCAGCAGCATATGCGGGTATCCATAAAACGCTGGACTCCTGCTGGGTCGATAAGCCAGTAGTAATTGACGGCCCCGTCGCAGATAAGTCCAAAAAAGAAACTGAGTGGGAAAAAACAGTAACCAGGCTGCTGAAAAAGCATTGGGCGAAAATCAAAGATGCAGACCGCCGTAATATGGTTGGTCATTACTCGGCGATCGTTCTGCAGATAAAAGATAATCGGCCCTGGTCTGAACCGGTTGACACTGCGCTTGTTGGTAAGCTTGGCGAGGCGGCGCTGGTTAAGATTATCCCTGCGTGGGAATCGCAGATTAAGCCAGGCAACTACGACATTGATACTCTGTCTGACACTTATGGGCAGCCAGTCAACTACACGTTCAATGAACAGCCAGTTGGCGATGATGGCACCTATGGCAATGTACGTAGCGTCACCGTTCACCCGAGTCGAGTCATCATTCTCGCTGAAGGTTCAGAAGACGAAAACATGTTGTCTGGAATTCCGCTAAATGAGGCTGGTTATAATGACCTGCTCGACATCGAAAAGGCTAAAGGTGGTAGTGCCGAGGGCTTCCTGAAGAATGCCAGCCGTCAATTGGGTATCCATTTTGATGGTCAGACAGATATGAAAACCATCGCAGACCAAGCCAAAGAGGCTGGCTATAAAACTCTGAATGAGGCGATGAATGACAAAATTAGCAAACTAAACAGAGGTACGGACTCAGCACTTGTTACCCAGTCAGGGACAACTTCGGTTCTCTCTGTGGCTCCGGCAGATCCAACGCCAACATGGACAGTTTCAGCCAATAGTTACTCATCCACGATCCGCTGCCCGTTTAATATCCTGTTCGGTAAGCAGACCGGAAACCTCGCCTCCACTGAAGATAAAAAAGCATGGGCCGCCACTTGTAACGAAAGGCGGAATGGTTGGTTATCATGGGTACTTACTGTGACTATTCAGCGTTGGTGCGATATTGGCATGCTCTCGCAGCCGGTGAATGGTGAAATCACCGTTGATTGGTCGGACTTACTGGCCCCTGGTGATAGTGAAAAGCTCGACAACATGGGCAAGATGGCTGAAATCGCACAGAAAACCCAGCAGGCTTTTGGAACATCATCGGTAGAACCTAATGAGATACGCGCAGCTGGCGAGCTTGAGCCTCTTGAGGAGTCGAAGCGACCAGATCCAAACGCGAAACTAACCGGTAAGGATCCGCTGAATGATGATGACAGCGAAATCTAAGACCGGAACGCCGATCGTCCCGCGCAATAAAGCAGACCCCACTCAGTCCTATAGGACCGTGAATAAAATGTACCGCGATATCGAAGGCCGGTATTACGGCATTAAGACGGCACTTAGGGAACTGTTTGACCGTCGTTTAACAGGTAGGGAGAGGGAAGGTAATAGCCAGCTAGCAATGATGGCCTGCAATAACGATGATGGAGAGCTTCCCAGTCTCTACCAGGTTAACGCTGGTACGTTCATCTATGACATGTCGGCACCGCAGTTGGCAGACCTTCTGCAGGTCATACAGACGATTCTGGATGACTATCTACTGGCTGGTAACGGACAGGATATCTGGGCGCTTCAATATGTCGCAGATGAATATCAGCGCGGCACGCTGAATGCCTACACTAACCTGTCAGTGCAATCGCCAGTTTATGCTTCGCAAACCACGCTTAGCGCGTTGTTGTCTTCTCCGGCATACCAAAATCAGGTAGCCGCCGCTTTCGTTTCAACATACAGCGACTGGAAGGGCATTAGCGATGTTGCACGTGCCGATCTGGCGAATATAGTTGCTGATGCGGTAGGGCGTGGCGTTAACCCTCGCGAAACTATGAAGGTCATCAGTAAGCGCCTGGATGTTTCAATGTCCAGGGCAAAGACTATTGCCCAGACTGAACAAGTTGGCGCACTGCGTGAGGCTCAGTGGAACGAAACTACGTGGGCGCAGGATCGATTAGGGTTACGCACCAAGCTATTGCACCTTTCAGCTTTGAAACCCACCACTCGGCAGACTCACGCATTTTGGCATGGGAAAGTCCGAACTGTTGAAGAGGTGCGGGAGTGGTACTCGAAAGACGGCAACCGCTTTGACTGCTACTGCAGCCAGATTCCAGTCATCGTAAATAATGAGGGAGAATTGATTAATATAGGACTAGTCAGGCGACTAGAAGAAGAGCGGAAATCATGGGAAGATGTTGATGCTTAGGTATTTTTAAAAAATGGAGTTTATATGAGTCTTCGGTATGAATATTTGGCAGATGGTGGTGAAGTTCTCGCTTTTGGCCCTAATGAAAGCGACATGATATGCCCAAAACCATGCTTCGTCATTAGTGGCGATCAAAAGGATGTTCACAAATATTTAGAGCTTGTATCCAAAACAAAGGATATACGGTTCCAAGTGTTTTATGAAGTACGCACCGAGAGTCGAACTACCGCATTAGGATTTATTGATGCCGATGTTAATGCAACATTTTGCTTCTCTCCAATAAAAGACTTAGACGAAGTTAAGTTTAAAAAAATTTTCATCACCCCATTTATACATTTATTTCAATAAGTTAATTTATAGTGAATAGGTCGCTTCGGCGGCCTTTTTTATTGCCATAAACCCAATGAGGACACAGCATGAAACGCAATCGCGTTAACGTGCTGACCGTCGTCAACTCCGCTTCAAATATCACTACCGAAATCATCGACGGGAAACCACACATCGTGGTTCGCGGCATCACGCCCGTTGTTGACGATATCGTGATGAACCGGAAGTTGTACCCGGCAGCAGAGATTGCCAAGGCCTATAACACCCTTGAGCGTAAACCGATGCCGCTGGGGCATCCAAAAGTAGATGGCAAGCACGTATCAGCGGGCGATGTGCGAGCGGTGAACAATTATCACGTTGGGGCCTGGCTCCAAGACGTCCAGCATACCGACAGCAAGGTAACGGGTGATATGTATGTCGACCGCCGCTATGCCGAAGGTAGTGACAAAGGTAAGCGCCTAGTTAACCGGTTGGATGAAATGGTTGCTGGGACGAACACCGATCCAATTCACATCTCAACAGGCCTCCTTTACTCCGGCATCGCGGCTAATGGTGAGTCGAAAGGTAAAAAGTACAACGAAATCGCCACCAACATGGTGTTTGACCATGTGGCCGTTCTTCTGGATGAGCCTGGAGCGGGAACTCCGACCGAAGGCGTTGGCATCTTCGTGAATGCGGAAGGTGACGATCAAGAGATCGAAGTGGCAAGCCTGGCCGATGGGGCAGACTGCACCCGGGAGGGGCTGCTTAATAAAACGAGGTTCTTCTTCACCAATGCCTCCAATTTCTCATTCGATGAAATCCGCGAGGCGATCAGCAACAAGCTTCGCGAAGGGCGCAGTGATGATTACTGGCCGTGGCCTGAATCAGTCTGGCCTGACAACTTCATTTACCGCGACAAAACCAAATATTTCAAACAGAAGTACGTGATCGATGAGAGCGGTAAGGCCGTGTTCGTCGGCGAACCTGTAGAAGTCGTGCGCAAACCCACCGAGTACGAAATCAAAACCAACGGAGCTAACAACCCCATGAAAGAACTGATCGTCAATGCGCTCAAAGCCGCTGGTAAGCCGACTGATGGCAAGACCGAGGCGGAATTGATGGACGCATACAACCAAATGACTGTTGAAAATGCAGGGACTAAAAATGAGACGCCGGAAGAGAAAGCGGCTCGACTGCAGAAAGAGGCTGACGACAAAGCAGCTAAAGACAAAGTAACTAACAGCGAGCAGGCTCCGGCATGGTTCGCTCCATTCGCAGAAAAGCTGAACACCATCGAATCCGGCCTGAGCGTTAACTCTGATAAAGAAAAGTCAGAGAAGCGTGCAGCCGTAAAAGCCAAGTTTGGCCTTAGCGATATCGCGGTCAATGAGATGGACGGCGCGGCTCTTGATGGCTTATTTGCTCAATGCCCAACCTCTACCGGCCTGAATGGTTCTTTTCGCCAGGTCAATTCAAATGAAACTTTCAGCGATATGCCGGAGTAAATAATGGCTAAAGATGGAAAGCACGTAATCCATGCGGGTGGTATTTTTGCCAACCCACAATTGCATCGTGAAGGTGCGGCGGCTGCGGACACTAAGCCTGGCACAGTTGGTTTCTTCGATAACACCACGAAGAAATTCACCGCGTCGGTTGCCGGGAATGAAGAAGCCATTCTGTACGTAGCCAACTATGACTATCTCCGCTGTAAAACGGTGGATGACACCATTGCTGCCGGTGACTGGGTAGTGGCTATGCATCCGACTCCTGGCGTCTTCTTCAACGTTCCTGCGGCTGCTGGCACCTATACCAAAGGTCAGCCTCTCTCAATCGCCAATGGTCGAGTCAAGGCGAAAGCCACTGACGAATCCATTCGTGCCTACGTGGAAGAAGACCGCGCAACCACTATCAAGACTGCAGGTGATCTCCTGCGCGTAGTCATTAAGTAAGGAGCATCGAATGTTTGTATTTTCCACGAAGAAGGCCACCGAAACAGGGAACCTTGAGGCGAACATGGCTCAATTCAATGAGCTGAAATTTGCCCGTAATTCCAGCGCTCAGGCAGTGGCGGATTTCATTGCTCGTACCCGTGTGCGTGGTGATGCTGCCAATGCTCCTGTGCTGGATGCCGTTAACGCAATTGATGACATCCGTCGTCTGTACAAAGCCTACGACCAGACCGTATTGAAAGAGTTTGAACCCAACACTGAGTTCACCCTCCTAAATGACCTGATGCCTCTGTCACGATCCGTTCGCCTGGAAGAGTCAGTGTATGAGTATGCCCGCACTGGTGGTCGTGGTTGGGCTCACACATCCATGTCTGGTCAAATTGGCGCGGCGCTGGATGCCAAGTCCTATACCTTCGATGGCACGATGGTGCCTATTCACGACAGTGGTTTTAAATTCAACTGGCGCGATCCAGTATTCAACAAAGGCTCGGCGCTTTCTTCTCTGGCTGACTCCCAGGCGGGGTCGATCGATGATGTACGCCGCCAGTATGTTGACTACATCTGGGAAGGCTTCCGCGATGCAGCTGGTAATTACATCAAGTTCGATGACAAGACCTGGAAAGGTCTACGTCATGATGAGCGTGTTGCTCAGGTGACTCTGACCGTTAACTTTGCAACCAGTACTGATCCTAAAGCAATGCGTGCAGCAGCTATCGCTTTGCGTGACGTTCTGAAGCTGCAAAACCTCCAGTATGGTAAGCAGACGTGGTATGTCTCCAGCGACATCATGTCGAACTGGGAGCAGTACTTCGACGTAAACTCTCTGCGCACCGTGCTGGAAGAAATCGCGAAGCTGTCGGGCATTTCTGCCATCAAAGAAGATGCGGAATTGACTGGCAACGAAATCGTAATTGTTCCGCTACAGGCAGGCGTCATTGCTCCAATCGTTGGTCAGGCATTTGGCACCGTTGCCGATCCTCGCCAGTTCTACAACTCTGACTACGTATGGCGCACCTGGGGCGCTGCTGGTCTGATGGTTAAGCAGGACATCAACGGTCACTTCTCTGTTATCCACGCATCCAGCTAAGGAAAAATCATGGCACTCGTAAAAGTTTTGGTGAAAAACCTTTTTGCCGGTGCCAACTTCCAGAAACTGGAGGTTGGTGTGGTGTATGACGTTGATGACGCGATTGCGGAAAAGTGGATCGCCAGCAACAAGGCAGAAAAATCAGCGGATAAGAAAGGCGAGAAGCTTACGTTTGAGGTGGCAACACCTTCCGCTCCAGTGCCTGCCGACACCTCTGCTCTGCAATCTCAATTAGCCGAAGCACTGGCTCAGGTGAAAGCCCTGACCGATGCAGCAACCACGGTTGAGACTCAACATGCTGAAGCACTGGCTGTAGAGAAGAAACGCGCTGATGACGCTGAGGCGGCGCTGGTGGCCGTAAACAAGAAGGATAAGTAATCATGGCAGTGCAGATAACGGCAGTGCAGGTAAAACAGCAGTTATCTGCGCTTGGTTACACCATTCCTGACTTCATGATAGATGCCTACCTGTGCAAGTTGGAAGGCATCAGCCAGTGCCTGGAGGCGGCTGGCTATGATGATTGCGATCTGATGCTGATTCAGGTTTACGCCGTAACACTTATGGCGATAACTGCCTTCAGCCAGCGTATTAAGTCGCAGTCAGCGCCTTCAGGAGCGTCGCGGTCATTCGACTACAGTGGCGATATCAAAACCATGCGGAATACGCTGGCGGCACTGGATATCGCAGGCTGCACGTCCAGTCTACCGATCGACGTCGGTACTAGTGTGGGCTTCTTCGATGTTGTGGGAGGTTGCTAATGGAAGAGCCTGAAGAAAAGGAAATAGAAGAGCAGCCTGATTGTGAAAAATGCCCAGACTGTCCCGGATGTCCTGATCAGTATGAGGATTATCTATCATGAGCGCGGCTGCTAACTGGAGCTATACGGCAGTGGCTACAGTCTGGAGAAAGGACGGCCCAGCGGATGAGTACGGCAAGCAGAAGTGGTTACCACCGATAACCATTATGTGCGACTACGGCGGTGATGCTACAACGCGGCTGGGTGACATCGGTATAGAGTTTGTCGTCAAAAACACACATTGGACTGAGTACGCTCTGGCTGAACAGGGTGATTACATTTTGATTGGCTCATCTGCAGCGCTTGACCCGACCAAGGTAGATGGAGCTGATGAGGTTCGCCACATCATCCGTTACGCTGACACGTTCGACCACATAGCCGACGACTACGCAATAATTACTGGAGTTTGATATGGGCGTTAAGGTTAAAGGCATTCGTGAGGCTCAGGCCAATCTGGATAGGCTTATTGGCGACATCCGAGGGCGAAGGGTTGTAAGGGCCATTCAGTCCGCTCTGCTGATTGGTGGCAGCCAGGCAGCGTTATACACCCCGATCGACACTTCCACTCTTCTCAATAGCCAGTATCGTGAAATATCGGTCAATGGCTCCAGGGTGACGGGGAGGGTTGGTTACTCAGCCAATTATGCCATTTACGTGCACGACCCTAATATCCCGCAAACATTCCGCCGCGCTACCGCTCAGAAAGAGTTCCTCACTAAGGGCTTTGAAGACACCAAGGCGCAGATCGACCGAGCCATTAAGAAGGAGATGCAGCTATGACACCTGCCATGCATCACCGGGTGCGTGATTACTTTGTTGATGCGGGACTGACTACCGGCTTTATCACTCAAATGCTGCGATGGCGGGATGGCAAGGACGCCGATAAATTCATTGTGTTTCGACCAAATGGCGGCAGTCCGATCCAAAAAGACCTATCTAGTGATTACCTGGTACTTGTTGACGTAGTTGGAGCGGTCAACGAGGACGAAGAAGTCGATAACGCGGTGCAGAACATTATCAACCACATCCAAAACAACCCCATGCCGAATGGATGCCTGGGACAGATTGAGAACGTGGGAGGAATACCACCACCGGTATCAACAGCAGAAGGGAGATTAGTCTACCGTCTTCAGTTTTCCTGCCTGTACGGCGGATAAATAACAAAATCTATCAAGGTCGCCTGGAGCGGCCTTTTTTATTATCAGAAATGAGGTAAGCAACTATGCAAGGCTGCTCCACACAAAATGGTCAGTTAATTGGCCGCGCCAAGACGCTGGAACTGGCTTATGGCTGCCCAGACCAGGTGCCTGCTGAAGGGGATTGGAAATTGGTTGGTCTTCCGACCTCTGCCACCTGGGACTTAAGCCCCGAGTCATTGACGTCAGATGCCGACAACGGCGGTTTCAGTGCAAACCTGATCGCAAGCTTAGATCCGACTTACTCCCTTGAGGGGGAAGTTCGGATTAACGATCGAACTGACGAGTTTGGCATTCAGCAGTTTGTTAAATACGTGGTGGATGAAGTACGCGCTCGCCGCCAGCCAACAGTCTGGATGCGTTTCCAATGGGGCGATTATTACCATATCGGCTATATGGTCGCCTCTGGCCTAAGTGATGGTGGTGGCGTTAAGGAGATCGTTACCTACAGCCTTGAGTTGAAGATTAACGAAGGTTCAACCTTCCAGATCATCGAAGCGGCTGGAGACATTCCCGTTACCGGTGTCACTGTGGCCCCAACTACAAGCTCTATCGCTGCCGGTGCCAGCACCACCTTTGCGGTTACTGTTGCGCCTGCGGATGCAGACAACAAGCTGTTTACCGTTACCTCTTCAGTGCCCGCCAGGGCTACGGCAGCGTTTGCAGGTAATACTGTTACCGTGTCTGCACCTTCAGGAGCCACAGCGGGTACTGCGGTAATCACTGTTAAAACTGTTGATGGTGAATTCACTGCTACCCATACCGTGACTGTCACCGCGTAACTATCACAAAGGGCATGAATGTGCCCTTGATGATAATTATTTGAGGCTATCCCAATGACACCAATGACCGAAATCGGCGAAATGGTTATTTCTGATACTAACCGCGATTATTTCTTTCGTCCGTCATTTGCCAATATGACCCGCATAGGTTCACCAGCGGCGATTGTAGAGCGCTTTGCCGAATTGCATACCAGTGACGCGCCTAGACTACTTGAAGCCGCCATTGATGCGTATGGCTCAGTTCCTGGGTGGTTATTGAACCATATCAATGATCCCTCATTCAGTAGCGATGCCATCTATGCGGGAATGATAGTCATGCAGGCATGCTGTGATGATGACGTCAGTGCGCTGGTGGGGGAGCTACGGCCCAGCAAAAGAGGTAAACGGGCATTTGTATTTCGCCAAGGTAAGATCCCAGCAAGCGACATCATTGTGCTGGCGCAATCACTCATCACTCACGGAATCATCGGCAAAGCAAAGGTACGTAAGCTGCAGCGCAATGAGTCGAACAGCTACGTGAACGAATTCAAAGCGTTTGAGTACATCAGTGCTGCTCGTAACCACTTCAATATGCCGCGCTCCGAGGCTGAACAGTTAACAATGACCGAGTTTACTCTTCTTTTGGCTGCTAAATATCCAGCACAGAAGGGGTACACGCGTGAAGAGTACGACAGCGCAGCAGATGATTACTTTGCTAGAAGGGCGAGAAAACTAGCTAAGTCGGGATAACAAAACTAGCTTTAGATTAGAGGCTGGTACTGAAGTGTTTATTTGAGAAGAACAGTCAGGCCTGCAGTAGTGACTGTTTGAACGAGAGTCTTTAATGCTTCCGCTGATAGTTCTGATAGGGTTGATTTTGCTTTCTTTTTTTCTTCATCGTTCATGCTTGAGATGGTGACGAGGTCTTCAAGCACGACGGCAGTGTCTTTATGCAACTTGACTGTTTGAACATTTAAGATGGCAGATAAACCCCCATCATGTTGAATGAAATCAATCCCTTTTGCTGTAATAAAGATGCCTTTCTGATCATAAGAAAATTTCATTGATTTCTTTGTGATGCCACTCAAAATTAATCCGTGAGCTTCGAGATACAACAAATTGGCATAGTATTCATCAAGCTCAGAAAACATCTGGTAAATTTCATTCCAGCCTTCTGCTGGCAAAATTCTTGGATAGCTATCTAACAATGTTTCTAAGATCTTGTACTGCCTATTGCGGTCGAATTTTTCCACTTGCTTTGCCTCTAATGAACCACTCGTGTGGACTATCTCTTTTCTTCTGGGATTAGTGCCTTTAACTCAGCCAACCCAGATGCAATGTGCGATTGAGCTTTTTTTAACTTCATCAGCGCCAAGCTTGCTTTATCTGCGCCAGATATAGCAAAGGATGATGTGAATTCTGACCGAAGCGAATTAAGTTGCTCTGTCAGGTGCTTGTTTTCTTCTTTAAGCGAGTCGATAGCAGCAGCTGAGCGATCTAAATCGCTAATAAATGTAGGTAGGTACTCAAGGCTATGACCAGTTGAATCCTCAAGGGCAACCGTCAATTCCAGCCGCATAGCAAGTTCCGCATTAAAGCTTCTATTTTGCTCTTTAGCTTCTCTTTCAAGCCGTTCTCTTAACTCTGCGCTCAAGCGCAATGGGTATGGCGTTACGCGTGACATATGGACTCCTTAAGACTCACATCAAGCAGTTTATTTATATAGTGGCAGATTGACAAGGGAGTCCATATGATCCACTATTTATTTGAAGGCCGTATCAAACAGCCTAATGCAAGGAGTCCAAATGAGTCACGCCACACAAAGAACAACCCCTTACCCGTTACGTATGCCGCCAGAGGTTAGGGAGTTTTATGAGTCCCAAGCAGCAGTAAATGCCAGATCTCTCAATGGAGAACTGGTGCGCTTGTTGACTGAAAGGATGAATAGAGTGAAGGGCAAAAAAGCGGGCGAGTGCCAAAAATGAGAACGTCCCAGCTACTTGCGATAGCCGGGACGTCAATTGTTAACCCAACTTGAGGAAGAATTAACATGAACATTTTAGCGAATAACGAACTTAATTTCCACGGCGTGATTCTTACCCCGGTAAGTAATGCCCCTGGCACATGGCTAACCGCTTCACAGATTGGTTATGCACTTCAGTATGCTGACGATAAGGCTGTACAGCGCATTTACTCACGTCACGCTGATGAGTTTTCCGACAAAATGACAGGGGTGGTCAATCTGACCACTCCCAGTGGAAAGCAAGCAACCCGCGTTTTTTCGCTGCGCGGAGCACATCTAATAGCGATGTTTGCCCGCACTTCAGTAGCGAAAGAATTTCGACGCTGGGTGCTGGATATTTTGGATCAAGAAGTCGCCCAACAGCCAGAGAGTTCACCACTCTACCGCTACTACGTGAGAGTCATCATCAGAGATAACTTGTTTGGTGGAGAAGTGGAAATACTGGGTAAGGCCGATACGTTCAAGGCGATAGCACGTGGCATAGCGACAGATTTGGGGTTTGAACCAACAGGCTTTATCAGCCGTCGTTTGGCGACGGAGAAGATTATGCGAAAGCACTAAGAATTTTGCCCCGGACATTGGGCAAATAAAAACCGCCAGTATCGAGCTGGCGGCTTATGTCACTACTGATTGGAGATTCGAATGCAACAATCAACTGCAGTAAATGTAGCAAAGACTATGCATGTTGTCGATCCTGATATTCTGCCAGTAATGGAGTGGAAGGGGCTACGTGTAGTTACTACGGCAATAATGGCCAAAGGGTATGGGACAGATGAAGTAAACATCAGGAATAATCTCTCCAGAAACCTTGAGCGATTTGAGGATGGAAAACATTACTTCCTGATAACTGGTTCAGAATTAAAGGAATTTAAGAACAGAGTAACTGAGAGTTACTCTGTTGGTAAGCAAGCAAAATCCGCCGTTCTTTGGACTGAGAAGGGTGCTGCTAGAATGTCCAAAATTATCGATACGGACGAGGCATGGTCATTTTACGAGAAGCTGGAAGAATCGTATTTTAGACCACGTGAAATCCCATCTGGGCTGCCATTGGACTATGAGCAGGCACTAGAGAATCTTCTGGTAAAGGTTAAGGAAAATCGACTCGTTACCGAACAGCGTGATCGCGCCATCAAGGAGCGCCGGTGGATAGGGGAAAAGCGAGAGGCCACGGCAATGGCAACCGCATCTGTAGCGGTACGTGAGAAAAACAAACTTGCTGAGCGGCTCGGGGAAGGGAAAAATTACGCTGCCATCATTCCGGTAGAGAAGAAGACTGGAGAGAAATTCAAATGGCAGCCGCTGCGTAAGTGGTGCCGCGAGAATGACGCACTACCTCACGATGTGGAAGATCCGCGCTTTGGCACGGTGAAGTCATGGCCGCGTGAAGCCTGGATGGCTGTTTATGGTATAGACCTGCGAAAGCTGTTCTAACCCACCACGAAAATTTAGTAGTGAACGCATATATTCAACCCGCTTAGCTGCGGGTTTTTTCGTTGCCACAGCCGAGGCCTCTGCTAACATCTATCCATTACTTGCTTATGGGGATAGGGATATGACCGAGGAAGAATGGTTAGATGGGTTGAGTCACCTATCGAATGACCAAATTATTCAGGTGCATTTCGAATTGCAGGAACAGATCAAGGCTCACTATAAGCTTCGTGCGGAAAACAAACATCTAAAGAAAGCTATAGCGCTGTGTGAGCAACAGATCGCCCTTGCCCCACTGGCGATGAAAGCGCTAAAGGCAAAGCATGAGGCAAATTTGGAAGAGTACCGATCAGTTCTGGGGGATGTTGACCGCGAATTTTATTATCCGGCCCATCATGGTTATCGCCAGTACGCAGTTATACTGCGCAGACAAAAAGACTTTGATAAGCTTGCGGAAATCGAAGATAAGAAGAGACGTGAAGGGTGGGCGATATGACGGGTGTGATGGTTTTTAACTATGAATGCAATTCTGATGATTTATATCTTGTAGAAGAAGGCGTCAATGGGAAATCATCCAAGCCGAACAGAAGCACCATTAGAAGCCTCGTAGCCAAAGAGAACCTATTCTACAAAAATGTGATCTCCTCTGGTGGCAACAAGCATCAGGCAGAACTTGATGTGGGCGATGCGTTGGTAGAATTGCTGGGCAGTATTGTTATCAGGGACGGCTCCCTTGCCAAGGACATTTCTGATGTTTTTGCTGAGGAAAGAGTCGCATACTCCCTCAATGCCATTGATATGACCAACACTGAAAGCCGGTTGCAACAGAAAAAAGACGCAGAAAAAAAATCATCCATTAGCAATAAAGTCATCTTGGCAATCGTATTTGCGGTAGCAGTCCTATTTATTACAGTGGTTGTTGTGATGGGTAGGTAAATGAAAGCGGAACTATTATAACCCGGCTAACTTGCCGGGTTTTTTATTGCCCGGAGATCAGTAAATGGTGAGTGGAACGCAAGAAGGAAATATTGTTTATCAAGTTGAAATGGACGTGGCCGGACTGCTGGTCGGTCAGCGTCAGGTTAATGCTCGTCTTGATGACATGGAGAACAAGTTCAACTCGACTGGGAAGGCCGTTGGTGTTGCCGAAAAATCATTCCTATCTCTATCTCGCGTGGCTGCAAGTCTAACCGCCGCGCTGTCTGTTCAGCAGGTTGCGCAGTATGCCAATGCCTGGGTTGATGTAAGCAACAAATTGGTAAACGCAGTACGGCCTTCTGAACAGTTGGCTGATGTCACTAAACGGGTATTTGATATTTCCCAGAGTTCGCGATCGGGACTTGAAGCTACTGCGGCGCTTTATGGTCGTTTGGAACGGGCTACACGAAGTGCGGGAACCAGTACGGCGGACCTCGCAAAACTTACCACGACAATAAATAAAGGGCTGGTGGTATCAGGAGCGACGGCGGAAGAAGCCAGTTCAACCATGATCCAGTTATCGCAGGCGCTTGCCTCTGGGGTTCTTCGTGGTGAGGAATTTAACTCCATTTCAGAGAATGGCTCTCGCCTTGCCGTGGCATTAGCCGATTCACTTGGCGTTACGATTGGTCAGCTTAGATCGATGGCGGCGGAAGGTAAGTTAACCACCGATGTAGTTGTGAAAGGACTCCTTGGTCAAGGGGATGCAATAGCTAAAGAGTTCAGCAACACAGTAATGACTATGGGGCAAGCATTCCAGGTTGCGGGCAACAACATCACCAAGTTTGTTGGTGAATCAACGTCAGTGCAGACAGGCCTGAAAGTATTCAATGATACGGTTATTTCGTTAAGTGAGAACATTGATATTGCGGCCAGCGTGGTAACTGCTTTTACCGCGGTTCTTGGTGGTCGGTATGTTGGTGCGTTGGCTTTGGCGACTCAGGCAAAAGTAAGTGACATGCTGGCCGCGAAAGCTCAGGCAGTAGCCGTGTCATCTTCAGCAGCAGCTGCTGCGACAGCTGCGACCGTAACGGCAAGAAAGGCACTATTAGATAAAGAGGCAGCATTATCATCGCTAGCTTTGGCGCAAGCTGAATATAATGTTGCTAAAGGATCGTCCGCCGAGGCATTTGCTTTAGAAAATCTCAACGCAACAAAGTCTATTGCCATCCAGCGATCAGCTGCATTTGCTGAAGCTCAGTTGGCACAATCCGCCGCCACGAGAACAGCAGCCACGGCGGCAGCGATGGCAACCACTACTATTGGCGGGTTGGCTAGAAATGCACTGGCATTAATTGGCGGCCCAACTGGGTTCGCAATGATAGCTGGGGCGGCATTATTCTATTTCTACCAGAAAACACAGCAAGCAAAACAAGAAGCTATCGATTTTGCAGACAAACTTGATGGTGTGATCGCGAAGATGCGAACCATGAGCAATGTCCAGTTAGCAGCAGAAATAGATAAAGCAACAAAATCAATAAATGTTCAATCTGGCGAAGTTAAGAATAGCGAAGCGAGATTAGCAGATCTCACGGTCAGGCTTGAAAATGCTAAGGCTGCCGTTGCAGGTTTGGCCCAGAATAACCTGCTTTATTCTGATGCTGTATCAAAGCTTAATCAGCTTGAAAGCGAGCATGTTCAATTAACCGCACAGGTTGAGTCCGAACAATCGAAGTTAAGTCAGACGGTCAGCAAGGCAGGAATATTACGCGCACAGCTTAATGGAACTCTTGTGCAAGGTATTGACCTGCTTAAACGGGACGGGCATGAAGCTAGCGTGTCTGCTGGGCTGTTTAATCAGCTCGGGAATGCCTTGGATATTGCATCGAAGGCGAAGGATAAATTTAATTCATCTAGCATCAAGGTTGAGCGCCCACAAAACATTCAGGATTACCTGGATAAACAAGAGCAGCAAGTCGAACTTCAAAGTGAGCTTAACGACAGGAAAAGGGCGCAACTTAAAGCTGAGCAAGATATTCGTAACTTAGCCGGAAAAGATAATACTGATGGGGCAAGCAAGGATCGGCTTGAGCAGGATGTCCTGCTAGCTCGTCAACGCGCTGGCGCTGAGTTCGATGCAACCAAGGCTATCCAGGAGCAGAAGACGGCAACCAAGGAAGGGATATCGGAGGGCAAGAAGGCAGCCAACCAGGCGGAAAGTGTCGCCCAGAAGCTGGCGAACCTAAAGCAGCAGTCAGATCTGGCTGCTGGCTCCACCCAGGAGTTAACGCGTGAACAGGCAATTCTGGTTGCTCAGCAGTCCTTAGGTAAAGGGGCCACACAGGAGCAAATCAGGCTGGCTGGTCAGTATAGGGCGGAAATATGGGATACCGCAGCGGCACTGAAGGCGCAAAATGCAGTCCCTGTGTTGAAAGAAAACGCTGACTACGCGAATAAGAAGTCTCAGCTTGAAATGCTGAAAGATGCCAAGGATGACCAGGGCAATCTGCTCATTTCACAGAAGCAATACAATCAACAGTCAGAACAGTTGGAGCAAGAGCATCAGGTTGCTTTGGCACAGATACGTGCTGGTCAATCAGTAACTCCAACGCAGGAGGCACAAGGTGGCATTGATCCAGTGCAGGCGCTTTCCAATGAGCATGCTAAGAAGATAGCTCTAATACAGCAGTTTGAAACTCAAAAAGGAGTTTTAACCGCCAATGGGCTGGCGTTGATGAATGCTGCAAACACGGAATATGAGCAGAAGCGAGTTGCTGCACAATGGGAATTGTGGCGCAACCAAAGCACAGCGAATGAAGCCCTTGCAGCGTCACTTGACTCACTGGCTGGTAATGCATCAAATGCGTTTACAGGAATTATTACAGGGAGCATGTCGGCCCAGGAAGCAATGCGGTCTTTGGCAAGTAATGCCATAAACAGCCTAATTAATAGTTTTGTCCAAATGGGCGTTGAGTGGGTCAAGTCTGCGATCATGGGGCAAACTGCGCAAGTAGCTGCGACCGCTGCAACTACGGCTGCATCAGTAGCAGGAACAGCAACGACTACGGCGGCTAGTACGACGGCTGCAGCCACTACGACGGCAGCATGGACGCCTGCGGCCATTGTTGCATCAATTGGATCGTTCGGTGGCGCGGCAGCAATCGGCATAGGTGCTGTTATTGCTGCGATGGCATTGGCTGGTGGTATCGCTGGTAAGCGCAAGAATGGCGGGCCTGTATCTGCTGGCAGCATGTACCAGGTAGGTGAAGGCGGCATGCCTGAAATCTACCAAGCTTCGAATGGCAGTCAATACATGATCCCTGGTGATAACGGGAAGGTGATAAGCAACAAGGATATGCAGGGTGGATCGCCAAATATCACGCTCATTGTGCAGAACATGTCTTCTGGTGCAGGCGTGCAAGATTACCAGGTTAGTCAGGGTTCTGACGGTGGCAGCGTCATCCAGCTTGCGATAGCTGATATACAGGCTGGTGGCCCTTTGAGTGGTGCTATATCCAAATATCACCAAGCTCCGCGCAGGGCTACTGAATAGCAGTACACAAACCCTATAACCCGCTTCGGCGGGTTTTTTATTACCGGGAGAAAACCGTGGCAATACCTTATCCCGACTGGCTATCCCTTCCTCAGAAGGCCAACAAGAACCGCACGATTGATACCGGATTTCGCACTGACCAACCGGCAGTGGGGGCACCTATCTTCCAGCGGCTGACTGACGACCTCAAAACCACTTGGTCACTGAACTGGATTTTCACACTACAGGAAGACCGAGCATTTGAGCAGTGGTATCGCAGCCCGCGCTATCTCGATAACGGCAACCAGTGGTTCACCATGCTGTGCAATCTGGGTGGTTCGGGACTGCAACTGCAGGAGCTTCATTTCATCGCACCGCCAGTGCAGACGAGCATTAACGGGAACACTACTGCCTGGACGGCCAGTGTTATTACCCGGAAGGTTTACAACCCGGATGATGAGTATTCAGACGTCATCGTTGAACTTCCACCGTATCAGTGGGGGCTCATTGACGAAGTGGTGAGCAGAGATTTACCGGAGTATTAAATGCCAACGTTACGCGAATTCCAGTCACAGCGGCCTAACCGCATTCTGTATGACACCATGACGTTCTATCACTCGACCTTCGGCTATATCCGCCTGGTGAATCGTCAGATTTACCCAAAGACGTTTGCGGGGCAGATTTACACGCCTTGCAGGATGGAGGTCTCAGAGAGCCAGCAGAGCAGCACGCCTGTAATCAATGCCACGGTGAAGTTTGGCCGTCTGGCACAGGACTTTAAACAGCAGTTGAAGTTGTGGCGCACATATTCGCGGATAACGCCGATATCGGCCACGTACCAGCGCTTTGATGCCGCCGACATGAATACACCTCTTAAGCCGTGGACGCTTTACGTGAAAGACGTATCGATGGATGAGAGTGACGTTACATGCTCGCTGACGTTACAGAACCCGCTGAACAACAACATTGCCTTCCTCTACAACACTACCGACTTCCCAGGACTAGCCAATGCATAAAGCTGACTTTGTGAACGCCATGGAGGGTAAGCCGTGGCGCGATAGAGCGTGCTCGTTTGATGCCGCGGACTGTTGGGGCTTGGTGGTCATGTATTACCGTCATGTGCTTGGCATTGAGATACACCAGACCCCGGACTACGAAGCCGGTAGTGACTTTCTGACGTGTTTTACGGGCGATATTGTGTTCTGGAAGCAGGCAGAAAAGGCCTCCGACAGTAGCATATTTATCGCGTATTACGGCGCAGAACCAAAGCATGTTGGTTTGGTGGTGAATGGCCAAGCATTCCATAGCCGTGGAGAGTCTGGACAGGTACGTTTCGACAAGCTTCGGACGTTAGAAAAAGTGTTCACCAAAGTGGAGTTTTACGACTATGCCGTTGATCGAAGTTCAGCGCGTGCCGGGGATACCTAAAGAGCGACATAATCTCGCAGCAGGCTGCATGTTTTACCCCTGGCTGAAAGCGGCCAACCTGCATTTTGATGTTGAGATTTTGAGGAACGGAGTAAAATTAAAACCTGATGATGAGCTGAACTTTCCACTGAACCAAGGCGACATCATCAGTGTATTTGATCAACCCAAAAGCGGTGCACTTGGCACAATCCTGAATCCGCTTGAGCACTTCAATCCGATAAAGTTTACCCAAAAAATCCTCTCGTCGCTCATTAGTCAGCCCAGCACCAATGCAGCCAGTAACAACTCAAAGACTTCGCCGAATAACAGCCTGAAAGGGCAGACCAATATTGCTCGTAATGGTGAGGCTAAGCCGGATAACTACGGGCAGGTAAGGGCATTCCCCGACTTAATCCAAGAGTCTCTATTCGAATACACCAACAACATCAAAAAAGTGACTGAGTGGATGAACTTCGGACTTGGGAAGTATGATGTGACATCGGTTCGATACTCTGAGTCAAATCTCGGCGCATTGGCCGGTGCTTCTTACCAGATTATTCAGCCAGGGCAGAATATACCGGTTATCAATGAAGGTTTTTCTTTCGATGACATAGACGGTCAGGAGTTGCCAGGTCCGAACGAGAGTGAAGATTTCCCAGCTGAAACGGCTACAACAACCACAGACATGGTTTCTGGTGAGTTTGCTGCGGGACAAGCTAAGGTCAAAATAAAACAGAATAGCGAGTTTGATTACTTCTACGACCTGTCAAAGCCGCACTCTGTGTCATTCGTGGTAAGCGTCACTTACAACACGGTATCTGATCCGGTAACGCGAGATATCACCGTGTTTGCTGACTTAATCAATGCAACGACATCAAACGATGGCGGGTTGATTGATCCCAAGTATTTCTATGAATTCACCTTTGCGAACCTCAGCGGTAACGACATTAGCCAGATACCGGGTGATGCGACTATTAACACCACGATTTTCACGCTCAATGATAATGAGCCACTGGTAATTGGCCCATCTTTCTCACCTGTCGAAGGAACGCAGCTTTGGGTTCACCTGCAAGCTCAATTAGGCCACGGTGACTACGCCAGAACCAACATTACCTTCTACAAGGTAGATGATGACAATAACCAGATCCCCGGCACGCTTGAGAGCTATAACGTAGGCCTCAATAACGATGATGAAAACGCCGATACGAAATACGAGACATTTAAGTTCACGCCAGTCGCGGGTAATGGCCGCTACGCTGTTTCGTTCATTCGGTCGAATAACAGCAATGATCACTCAGTATTGAAGGTTGAAGCGGTTCACGTCGTGAGGACGCGTAATAACGTCGTTTACCCAAATGACACCCTTGTTACCGTTACTGTAACTGCTACTGAACGAGCTACAAGTGCGCGAGAGCGTAAATATAATGCTCTCATCACTCGCCACCTCATCAGTTACGACCTGACTACCCAAACTGTCGATTACACAGAGAGGCCATCACGCTCATTTGCAGATGCCGTGCTGCACACCTGGATAAGAATGGGCAGACAGGCTGAGTCAAGCATCGATATTTATGAGCTGTACTCGATAGCCGCATCGCTTCCGGATCATCGATTGGGTTACTTCGATTACACGTTTGACGATGAAGATATCTCGCTGGGTGCCAGGGTGCAGACCATTTGTGATGCGGCCACCGTCACGGCGTTTTGGGATGACGGTGTGTTGTCGTTTACGCGTGACGAACGCAAGCCAAACGCTGTAACCGTGTTTAACCGCGCCAATACCAAGGCAGAGGATTACAGCCTTTCTTACGACATGACGCTACCAGGCGGATTTGATGGCGTACAGGTGACCTACAAGAACCCCACGACTAACAAGCAGGCATTCATTCGTTACCGGATCACCGGTTCAACCATTGAAGAAGGAGAGCCAGTCAAAGCGAAAAAGCTCGACATGCTTTATGTCAGGAACTCTTATCAAGCCAGGGATAGAGCACTGAAAGAGGTTCGTCGGTTGCTGTATTCCCGTCAAACAATGTCAATTAAGGCACTGGCGGACGGTGAATGGGTAAACGTAGGCCAAATGGTGCAGGTACCTGACATCTACGATGCCAATCAGCAGGATGGCTATATCGTTGCGCGTAATGGTAACGATTTTGATACCAGCGAGCGCATTGAATGGCAGGGCGATATGTTTGTCATTGTCACCGACGCAAATGGCGCACCAACAGTTAGAGTCCAGGCTTTCCCTCGTAGCGACACGATATTTGGATTTACTGCAGCAATACCGGAAATAACCTTAAATATATACGATGGTTATAAAGTTCAATCGCCATCGCGTTATCTGATTGCCACCCAAGTTGAAATTGACGCAACTAAATGGACAGTTACCGAAAAAAAACCAAATGGTGACGGGACAACATCACTAACCATGTCTGAATATAACGACGACATGTATAATTATGAGGTAACTGAATAAATGGCTACCACACCTACAAAGAAACCAATACCAAGCGAAGACGTAAAAGACTTAAAGTTTAACGCTGGTAAAATTGATGAGGAAGTGGGTAGTACGTCCTCAGAGTTTTACATTGATAGGTTTAATGTTAAACACTTAACAAACTATGGTCGTAATAAGCTGGCGAAAGATGCCATTGCTAACTTTGGATATATAACCATTGATAGCTTTGAAGATGGTGCCGTTATTTCATTACCTAACCAAATACTCAGATTTAAATCCAATGGGGAATATTATCGCTGGGACGGGGACTTTGGGTCTGGCGGTAAGAACGTTCCAGTGGGTTCAACTCCTGAAAGTACGGGTGGGATTGGGCTCGGTAAGTGGGTGTCTGTCGGTGATGGTTCGTTAAGGAATAATCTGGCTAGTGAGAACATAGGTTCTGCATTTGTAGACCATGTTCATGTAACCAATGGGACGTCAGTATCTTTCCGTAAGTTTCTAACAGTTAAAAATGGTTCAGTAAACGCGACTCAAGCCATGATCGACGCGATGACATCCGGCTATGCAGTCGAGATACCACATGACTACGTGCTACGTGTTGAGTCCGCGAATCTGCCTACGATTAACGGAACCCGAATTTTCGGTCAGGCTGGTTCCCGACCAAGCATATTGGTCGATCACACTGACACCGCCGCGCCACAGATTGCCGTCACCGTGTTCAACTATTTTGCTAACCTCCGTTTCCGTTATCCAAACCAAAAATTGGCGCTTGGCGCTGGGGAAGTGCCAATTGCTTACGGCGCATTGTTTGATGGTGGTGGCTACTTCTCCGAGTTTCATAATCTTGACGTGGGTAACGCTTATTACGCGTTTAAGCTTGGCAATGAGGTAAGCTCAAGCTCAAAAATAACGATGAGTAATATCCTCGGTGCGCCGCTATTTCGAGGGTTGTCGCTTGATCGGGTTATGGATGTGCCGCGCATTTCTGACATGCACTGGAATTATAATTTCATGCGAGATTATTTATTGCCGGGAGAAAACTATACCTATGATGATACGTTGAAAGCATGGATGCAGAACAATGCCACGGCCTTTCATATTGGACGCTGTGATTTCGCTACGTTCTTCCGCCTGTTTTCTTATGGCTATTTTCGTGGGTTATATACCCGTTCTGAGCGATATACTGGCTCGGCAGATAACTGTCGCTTTGTCGGTTGTGATCAGGATATGTGCACGCACCCAATCTGGTTCCAGAACTGGGAGAACCGCATATCGGTTATCGATACCAAACTGGTTGGTGGTATTAATTCCGGTATGCCACTCAAAGAGCCATCATCAAATGTGATTTTCGACAATGGTAGCGCAACTGCTATTGCCGTTATCGATGGTGTTGATTTGGGCTACTTGAGTTCGAATGCACTAGCAACCGGGGCGAATACAGTCATCACAAACAGTAAGATTCACCATTACGGTGTTACCGCTGGCTCTCAGGGTAATGCAATTATCCAAACGGCTGATCGTCCAGTTTACATTGATGGCACATCGATAGACGGATCGTCAGGAACACAAACACGCGGAGTCTTCAGTAGTGTATCTACTAAGCAGCTTACTCTCGGTGATGGCGTCGATATTTCAGAAACGACACTGGCATCGTATGACTGGCGATTTGGCTCAGTACCACCATCACGAAATGCCCGCCTTGGGGGAAGTCCTGGCCATAATGGTATCTCGTTTGTGAGCAACATCCCCAAAACTTACCCTTGCGAGGTTATTCCCACTGCGGGAAATTACTTTAAAAAAGGCGATTATGCGCAAAACACCAAGCCGACAATAAAATCAGCTCCTGGGGTCCCTGCGTACATTGTGAAGGGGTGGAACAGAATAACGGAAGCAAACACCTCAGGCACTAACCACGTTCTAAATACTGATTGGACTGAGGATAGAAATTACTTTAATGGGTTTACGGTATAAGGGGTGATAAATGTTAGTAGTTAAAATAAGGCTAGCGGGAGGGAAGGAGAATGGATATGAAATTAAAGAGTGGTGGAAAGAGGCTGACGGAACGGTCAAGTTGAAGAGAGACGATGAAACGATTGATGTTGTAGAACTATCAGAAAATGACATTATCTATATCACGGACACCTCAGAAAATGGTAATACCATCGCTGTTTACCGTTAAACTGGTTATGACGTAGCTATGCTGCCTGCCCGTGTCTACCAGTAGATAATGGTGAGATGGGGACTAGAGATGTGCCTATCGCGGAGTACCATTCGGAAATAACGTCAAGGATTAATAGGTGTGAAATTAATTCATTTGTGATATTATATTGGCCGTTTTTAAATGGAGGTGAAAATGGAACGGCCTTATAGATTGCATTACTTAGACTCGTTGCGTGGAATTGCGGCAATTATGGTGGTTATTTACCACTTTATTGAACGAACTCCACTTGTTAACAATGTTTTTTTTGAAGTTGTTAATTTTGGTAAAGTAGGGGTGGTTGCATTTTTTATATTGAGTGGAATGGTTATACCTTATAGTTTTAAGTCAGATGATCGTCCTCTTGTAAGTTTTTGGGTTTCTAGGTTTTTTAGATTATATCCAGCCTACTGGTTTTCGATTTTTCTTGCTGTAGTTGTTGCGTATTATATTTATGGAAATCCTGTTGGCGTTGGAGCAGTTATAATAAACATGACTATGTTTCAGTCTATTATGAAAACTCCTGATTTATTTGGTGTTTATTGGACTTTGATCATAGAGATGTTTTTTTACATGGCGTGTAGTCTTCTTTTTTCATTAAACTTATTAAGTAAAGAGAAAGTTAGATTTTTTGCTTCGGTGGTCCTGTTGATATTGGCTGTTAGTCTATCAATCCTGCGTTTTATTCTGGACAAGAAGATACCCGTTGCTGTTCCGCTTTGTATGTCACTTATGTTCTTTGGTAGCATTTGGCGTGAGGTGAGTCTCGGGATTTCAAAAAAGAATGTTCGTAAACTTCCGGTAATTTGGTTGTTGATGTTCGCCGTATGCCTAATTCCAATTTGTTTGTTTGCATATAGCAAGGATTATGGTCATGGCGAAAGTGCTTTAACATATATAGTTAGTTATTTTATTGGGGTGATCTTAACAGTTCTGTTAACTACTAAGATAAAAATAACAGCTCGGCCTTTTGTTTTTATGGGGACGCTTAGTTATTCGATTTATTTAGTGCATCCGTTTTTTTTGGAAATTTTCACATCAGCAAATAATCTTTCCAATAAATTCGATCCTGTAGTATTCGCCGTGTACTTGTTATCAGTTATTGCTTTAGCATTCGTATCTTACTATCTGGTTGAACGACCGAGTATAAATTTTGGTAAAAAGATCAAGCAACATCTCGTTATTGATAATTCAGGCGGGAAAAGTAAGCTTGCGTAG